TTGTCTTTAATCCACGTACTAAAGACATCAGATGGCATATCGAGCCCGGACTCGATACGCTCTCTGAATAGAGCAGTCAATGTCATCCAAGCCACATCAGATTTCTGCTGTGGTTCAAATCCATTCTCTGCTGCAAGGTTAAGCAATTGCTCAGCCTTGTTATCTTCTCCCTTACCAAAAGTTACAAAGACATTGTTTTTAATAATATCTCCTAACCCTTGATCACGAAGCCATTGATAGGCTGCAGTTCTCTTCATTTCATCTTTTGGAAGAGTGCACCTAAATTCTTTTTTAACAGATACTTTAGATCCATCAGCTAACTTAATTTCTGATAGTCCTTGTTCTGCCAGTAATTCTGGTATTACACGAGAGCTGATATCATCAGCCTCCAATTTTTTACTTTTGAGTTGCTCCTCTAACGATGCAATCTCATCCTCTTTTTGTTTTAACTTTACACACTCTTGTGCAACAGTTGAAACTTCTACATTATCTAAAAGATCTTTAGAATCTTCTAGCATCATATTTCTTACGTCTTGACTCATTGTTATCCTTTCTGATATCCGTCCACTTCTAATGGATAGTATCTATATTCACGTTTATCCCACTTCAACATATTAAACTGTCCGTTTGTAGTTTCACCTACTAACCAAGTTGAGATACCTATTATTACAGGATCTCCTACAGCAAGTAAATAATCTTCTTTGCGAAAGTCTTGTAAATTTTTTCTCATCTTCTGTACATAAGGTGCAGTAGAAAATATTGCCTGATCTCTATTAGGCAAACAAATTACAAGATACCCAAAGTCGGACGCACTTAATATATTTATATTAGGTGGGGGTTGTTGAATTACATAAACAAATTTTTCATTAGGATTACTTTTATGAAACTCTAAAAAGTTTGCTAATGACTCCGGTTTGTATAACTCAAATATTTTATTTTTCATTTCTTAGTTCTTGACATCTTATATAGTAGTGTTTATATAATTGTCAACTAGAAAGAATAAAAAAATTATGAACTATAAATTTAAGACTAAGCCTTATGCACATCAATTGACTGCATTAGAAAAATCGTGGGATAAAAAAGAGTATGCGTATTTTATGGAAATGGGTACGGGTAAATCTAAAGTATTAGTAGATAATATAGCTATGCTTTATGATAAAGGTAAAATAAATGCGGCGCTAATTATAGCACCAAAAGGTGTATATAGAAACTGGTTTTCTGGAGAAATACCAACTCATTTAGCTAGTCATATAGACCATAAATCTGTATTATGGACGGCTACAACATCTAAAACAAAAGAAAAAGAGTATCAACAATTATTCAAAGTAGACTTAGATTTACACATTCTTATAATGAATGTAGAATCATTTTCAACAAAGAAAGGCCTACAATTTGCCACAAAGTTTCTTAGTTGTCACAAAACATTAATGGCTATTGATGAATCTACAACTATAAAAACTCCAACTGCAAAAAGAACTAAAGCTATATTGTCTTTAGGTTTACTTGCACAATACAGAAGAATACTTACAGGCTCTCCTGTAACTAAATCACCACTAGATTTATACACACAGTGTGGATTTCTCGATAGTTTTTTACTTGGCTTTGATAGTTACTATGCGTTTAGAAATAGATATGCTACTATGCTAGATAGAAATTTTGGTGGACGTAGAGTACAAATTGTAGGAGGATACAAAAGATTGGGTGAATTATCAGACAAATTAAAAGACTTTTCTTATCGTGTTTTAAAGGAAGATTGTTTAGATCTACCACCTAAAACTTATGTACAAAGAGAAGTAGAACTTACAGATGAACAAAAACAAATATACTCTACTATGAAATCCGCGGCCCTCGCTCAACTAAAAGGTAAGCTAGCAACAGCGCCTCACATATTGACACAACTTATGCGATTACATCAAATAACTTGTGGTCATTTAAAAAATGACGACGATACTATTACAGAAATAAAAAACAATCGTATGACATCATTGTTAGATTTATTAGAAGAAGTAGAAGGTAAAGTTATTATTTGGGCTAATTATGTTTATGATATTAAGCGAATAGTGAAGGCTGTATCTAAAAAATATGGTGAAGACTCTATAGTACAATACTATGGCGCAATTGAGTCAGAACATAGGCAAAAAAATATAGAGAAGTTTCAAGACCCAGACTCTAAAGCTAGATTTTTTGTAGGTAACCCACAGACAGGTGGTTATGGTATTACATTAACTGCTGCAAATAATATGATTTATTACTCTAATGGATATGATTTAGAAAAAAGACTACAGTCAGAAGACAGAGCACACAGAATAGGTCAAAAGAAGTCGGTAACATACATAGATCTTATAGCACCAAAAACTATAGATGAAAAGATTAGAAAAGCTCTACGTAAAAAAATTAATATCGCTACACAAGTTATGGGTGAAGAACTAAGGGACTGGATTTGAAACCCATTATGATCACCTTGTTGTATCTAACCTTTGGTGGAGACATCAAGATGGATACGTTTGAAATACAAAGCAGTTGTAGTAGCTGGTTTCATCACAACGTAAAAGTACACGAAAAAAAGAAACACACTTTTATGACTAATCGTGTTTACCACGAATACAAAGGTAAAAAAGTTATTGGTTATATTTGTGGTAACGAGCCACCACAATAGTATAGGATTTTCTAAGATAAAAGTTTTTTTTGTCGAAAATTATAAATCAACTAATCCCGTTTCGCGATTCAAGTATTTGTATTCTATCTTATGGACATCAAAGTCTTTCATAATCTTATTACAAATTTCTGTAGGACTAAAATCACCACAACTATAAACATCTAACTGCATCAACGCAGGTTTAGGTTCGTCCCAAATATGCATAGCAATGTGTGATGTTTCTATAATAGCAACAGCTGTGATACCTCGGTTGCCAGGCATATCGCAATACTTTACGTAAGGACCCATAAATACTTTCATATTAATGGATTCTATAAAACTCATCATCCAATCTTTTAGCCATTCTTCATCTGTTGGTGGTTTACTTGCTTCAGCACGGATAATTAGGTGCTGATGCACCAACAAACTATTTTTCATAAAGCTAACTTACAACTTTGCCGTCTTTCCATTTCATATCTGGAAGACCGTTTTCATATTTTTTCCCGTCGTATGTTAAAACTTGTTTTCTGTTAGCACCATTTTCATTATAGCTAACGTGTACCCAACCACCTGCTGGATCTTCTGGGTCATAGTATTCTAAAATTAATTGATCAAAGTCTACGTTGTTTTGTAGCCAGTAAGCAATCTTAATATTAGGTATAGATGCTATTTCTAGGTCAACCGCCTGCCCCAGTGCGTGCTGTGAAGTCTTTTTCGATCCTATTGCTTCACACAATTCTTCGCTACGATAGCCGCTAGTAATTGTAATTGGTAAATCAAAATGTGCTCGTAGTGGTTCTAAAATTTTATAACAAACGTTTTCTAAATTTTTTATATCTCCAGCTCCAGGTTTATTATCTATACCCTTCCTGACAGCTGTCATCGATTTGGTCATCTCTTCAAGTTTAAAGTGTTTTGAAAGTTGCATTAGTTAATCATTTTTTCCAACACAAAGACGACTGCTGTTCCCGCAACAGTCAAAAGAACCCAATAGAACTTGTCTATCTTTCCGCCCAATTTTTCTACGTCTTGGTGTACGTGTGATAAATTTTTCTTAACGCCAGATATATGGCCGTAAAGGGATAAAATATGTTCTCTTGTTGTCTTTGGTTTAATACTCATTATGTTGTTCTCTGTTTTTTTCTGTAAGATTGTTCTAGTGGACTTAAGTAAGTCTCTTCTGCTAGTGTTAATCTACTTACAGGATCGATATTACCAAACTGTGCATTGTTTACAAGCGCTGTATTTGGTAGTGGAGGTAGGCCGGGTAATGAAGCTGCAGGACCTAGTGTAGGTTCTGGTAAATTACTAAAAGGGTTTTCTATGTCAGGAAATACATCTCCTCTAACAGTAACAGATTCTAAAATATCTCTAATTCTATCCATTACATCCACTGCTGCATCAAATGGATTAGGAGCACCAAGTTCCTCTGCTCTTTTAGCAAATAATTCTTGTACATCTCTTGATGGCACGTAAGGTTTAAATAAACCTTCATTTAAATAACTGAAATTTCTTGACTCTCCTCTATTATCAAAACTAGTTTCTAATTCACTTTCATTCATTCCTAATATTTTTGCAGCATCTACATCTAAAAACATTCTTCTATTAATTTCATATAAAGCTTTATTCGCAGCTATATAAGAATTTACCATTTCTTCTGGAGTAACTACACCACCTCTTAAAGTTTGTCTGGTAAAAATGTTTCTAGCATCTCTAACACCATCTTTAAAATTTGTAATTTTATAGTTTAAAGATTTATTTGGATCTACATTTACTCTCCGCATACCAGCAATACCCAATAACTCATTTCCTAATTCGTATTCATTACCACGTTCATCAAATCTTCCTAAACTATCAATGGGTCTTATAGCTAAACCTAATCTACCAAGTTGTCTCCAGTTAAGAGGAGCTTGTGCTTCAACTAAATGTGCAACTGATTTCATAATCTTACTACCAATAGGATCAATAGCAGGATCTTTATTATATATTTCTCTACCGGATGCATCTACACCACCTCTACCAAGTATTGGTGCTATGTCTTGTAAAGCTTCTGTCCAAATAGATTCTGATATAAAAGGTTGACCAATTTCTTTTGTAGAATCAATTAAACCTAAAATAAAATCATCCATAATACCATCTTTGTCTGCTCTACCAGAAGTCACGGCATTAACTACAGTTTGTATAGGTCTCGTTAAAGTATCGTAAGCATTTAAATGTGAAAAATCTACGTAAGATAGTTTACCTTCTTTATCTTTAAATGGTACAAGCACAGAATTTTTTGACCATTCTGGCACATATCTTCTCATTGCTTCTAACTCTTCATCACTTACATCATTTAAAGTTTGCATCATCGCAACAGTTCCGAGTGGTAATGCAGCTGTTGTAGCAGCCATACCCGTTAGTCTTTGTAAACCTCTAGCTCTTAATGGATTAACTTCTTTACCATTTATTCTTGCTGTAAAAAATATTTCATCTAATGCTGTTGATACAATATTTGTACCTGTTCTCATAATCTCTGCAGGGAAAGCTACAAAGTTTCCAACAGGTAACTTTCTTAAGCCTTTAATAAATTCTGATACAAAAGCATAGTTAGGTATATTATTTTTAACTAATTTAGCTGATTGTTTTTTTAAATACTCATCATTAAATACACCAATCTTTCTATCAAATTTTCTGCCTTCCGCGTCTGTAATAACTTCCACAATGTCATCACCTAATTGTAAACCTTTTGCTTGATAAGCATTTTTAAGTCTTGCTTGTTCACCAAGGTATGTAAATATTTTCCAAAAATCATCTTCAGCTGTGTACGCATCTTGTGCACCTTTTTGAATTTTTTTAAGTCCTTTCATAAAAGTATTAAAACCATTGTAATCTGCACCTACTTTGTTTAACACTTCACCAAACTTAACATCTTCCATTAAATCCATAACTTGTCTTACTTGTACCTGTGAGTTTACAACTCCTAGTTCTAATAGTTCTTGATAAAATTCATTGTCTTTTCTAAAACCTTTTAATTGTAATGCATCAAATGCTCTCTTAACATCTTTAGTATTACCGAATGGTACAAAACCATTGGCGGCTGCAAAGGCTGCAGCACTAATAAAGTTTCTTGCGTGAGTAAATGGTGCAAGGATTGTTTTAGCCATTTGTGATGTAGCTTTAGGGTACAAGACTAAGTTTTGATATAATGTTGCGGGTAAATCTTTTTTCTTTAAATTGTCTACTTCTTTTAATGCTTGTGCATAATCGGATAATGCATACTTACCTGCAATAGGATTTGTAAGTTCATCTACAATACCTAACTCTTCTAGTCTTGCTTTTTCTATGTCATCAACAGGTTTAATTTTTGCATCAATGTCTTCAAATCTACCAAGCTTTGTAGATCTAATTGAACCACCTTCTGCAGGTGCAATAATTTCAAAGTCACGATTTAAAAGTGCATCTTGTCCAAAATATTTTTTTGCTTCACCAGGATTATCTACAAGAAAAGGCACTCTTGGTTCTGGTCCAACTCTACCACCAGAGTCCCAAGCGTCCCAATTCTTTTTTAAAACATTAGATTGTTTAACAAGATCATCTAGATATTGATTTAATCTTACTTGTATAGATAAAGCATTAGTACCTTCAACAATAGTTGACATAGGGTTTTCTGCTTTACCTAATAATTTTTTAATAACTTTTTGTCCAACACCTGTTAAATCTGATAAGTTTTTACCACCAGATGTTTTTATAAAATCACCTTTTTTAGATAACAATTCAGCAGCTTCTGATTTTAAAAAAAAATTAGGAACAGAGTTTAATCTAACAACACCTGATTTCGTTCCTTCATTCATCATAACACCTCTAGGTAATTTGGCATTGTTCCACACTTCATTAACCATACCTTTTGCTACATCCTCAGAAAGTGTTACACCTTTGTTGGCAGCTTCATCTATAAATTCTTTAACAGCCACATTAATTACTTTACTACTAGGTCCATAATTATCCGCAACAGACATAGGATTATTTTTAAATACTTCGTAACCTCTATCTAGTACATCATTAATTGCTTTTGGAATTACTTTTTGAAAATCTTTTAATGCATTTGGTGTTAGTCTTGTGCCCATCAAAGTAAATAGTTCTGACCACGTTCCACGCATAGAGTTAAAGTTTTGCACAAGCTCTGCTACATCTTTAGGATCTGCTTTGTAATTATTTATTAAATCATTAGAAAAATTTACAACTTTAGTTTCATCAAGAGAGTTTAAAGTAACTTTACCAGCTTCATCGATATTAGGATTAAGTTTATTACCATCGGTTAAGATGTCATTCATTTTTTTTAACAGTTCTTTTCTTTTACCTTCGTCTACTTTGTTACCAGATCGTTTAAAATTTTTAAGTATTCTATTTGTAATAGTATCTATTTTAATCATAGCGTTTTCTGCTATGTTGGTATCTCTACCTAATAATCCTTGGTAATCTTTTTCTGCTACAAAACCTTCTTGTGCTGCAGGCCCTCTTGCTCTTAATGGTCTTGATATCCATTTATCAATCCATCTAGACATAGGATCTGTAATCGCTTTACCTGTGCCTGATTGATTTCTTAATTTAGATATACCTCTTGCACCTGCTCCAATACCTAATGTAAACAATCCGCCTTCAATACCAAATTTTAATCTGTTTGCTAATTCCGCTTCTGGTGTTTGAGATTCTCTATCTATTTCTGTGGGCCCACCTAAAAAATCTCCAAAGGTACCAGCATCTTCTACATCTCCTACAAAAGCTGCTTCTGCTGCACCACCTGCTAACGCACCTTTACCATATCGTTTTAACTTTTCATTTCTACTTAAATATTTACCAGCTTTCTTTGCTTGTAATGTTGCTTTAGTTAAACCTGATCCTGCCTTAAATGCGAGACCTCCTGGTAAACCAATGTTAACAATAAGTTCTGTAATTTTTCCTGCAGCTGTCGCTTCAGCTGCTTCATCAAATGGATTAATTTCATCAAAGTATGCTTCTACTGCTTCTGCTCTGTTTTGATCTACACCTAAATCCATAAGCGTAGCACTTAAAGTAGCTGCACCTTCAAATATTTTAAATACACCTGACCCTACACCAGCTAATATAGATTCAGCTAAACCATACTCTTTTTTTTTATCTTGTGAGGTTTGCTTAAAATAGCTGGTCATTTATTAACCTTATGCGTTTAAAACTGGTATTTCATTTCCTTGAGAATCAAAAGTATATGCTTCATTAGTATCCTCTTCTATAAATATAACACCTACTGCATCTTGATTAAAATCAAATTCGTTATCCATTTTTACAGAAGTGGTTACTTGAAATTCAGGAGTTACACCTTCTTGACTATACGCTGCAATAACAGCTTCTTTAACTTTTCCTGTAAAACTAGGAGCATCTGAAGCTATATAATATTGACCAATAGTTTTCTTCTTACCTTCGTTTTGCATTGAATATTGCATTTCTAATTTTTTCATAAGCGTATTCAGTTCTTGTTTAGAAATTTCACCTTTAATATATTTATTAATAGCTGCTGATCCGGCAGCTGTATCTATTTTAGCTGCTTCACTTGGTCGTTTAGCTTCATCTGCAAAGAATTTACCTAGTGCGCTTTTAGTTGTTGCGTCATCTTCAAAAGCTCTAGCAGCAAAACCTAATGCCATATTAGAAGCGTCTTGAATTCTAGCTTTCTTTTTACCTAAAGCTTTTGCAAATATTTTTTTGTCTTCATCTATTTTATCTATTCCACTAGTTTCTTTTGTATCCGCAGTTCGTAATTTATTAATAGTATCTTCTAATTCTAGTAATTTAATTTGATCCTCAGTTAATGCTTTTTCTGTTGTAAGATCTCTTGGATCTCCTATCATTAATTCATCTCCTACAAATTCTCTAGGACCAGCTTTTTCACCTGGAAACATTTTATCATATCCTTCTTTTAAATAAGGACCTCCAAAATATAAAGCTGCTAAACCTTCAGGGCTTGTTGCTTTTTTTAATAAACCAGGACTTTTTTTAGCACCATAGCCTAATAATTGTAAAGTTGGACTTTGACTAAGATATTGACCTAGTCTACTAGTTCCTAAACTACTTAACATTTCTTTTGCAGTCATTGGAGACATTGTTTGGCTTATATATTTACTGCTTGTTCCGCCTGCTCCACCTGTTACATTCATTCCATAACCACCTTTAGGTTGAACAAGATAATCTAAAGCTTTTTTACCATATTTCATTGCAGGTCTAACTCCATATCTCATACCAAGATTACCTAAACCATATGCAGCGAGAAGCAAAGGGTTAGAGTGTTTTTCTCTACCATCAGACGCTTTAAATTTATTAGGATGTTGACCAACTAGTAAAGGTTGAACTGATCCACCTTTAGCTAAACCTGTAGCAATTCCGTTTCCATAACTAGAAACTTTACCACCTCTAAACATTGGTCTTCTTAAAATTCTACTCATTATCCAAATATTCCTAACTTACCTAGTACACCGCCTGCTCCTGCTGCGCCTCCTAAGAAGCTAGCCATTGGACTTGCTGGTGCTGCGCTTTGTTGATACCCGATCGTTGTACTCGGGAATGCGCCTGGTTGTATTTGTGCTAGTTGTTGTCCAACTAAACCTAATCTTGTAAATGGTTCAAACTCTGCTTCTCTTGCTGCAAGCGTACCTGCATCTAATTGAGCTTGTGCAAATCCTTGATCAGCTTGACCTAGTGCTTGTTGATATTGTCCAAGTCCTTGTCTTGCCGCTAAGTCTTGTGCTGCTGCTTGTTGCGATTGCATAAATCCTTGATTTAATAATTGTGCTTGTAATTGTGCTCTGTTAGCTGCACCTTGATTCATATATTGAGCTTGCATTACACCTTCTCTACCACCACCATAAGCTCCAGCTTGAATAGCTTGATCTCTTAAACCTTGTTGACCTATTGTTTGTTGTCTATCAAATTCTGATAATGTTGTATCCATTACCTGTTGTTGGTAAGGAGACATAAATTGTTGGTACGCATCTGGTCCAACTAAAGATCCTAAACCAGCTGCTTCTTGTGACGCTCTTGTTTGTAAAGCTGTTTGTGCTGCAACTTGTGGATCATATGCTGCCGTATTAATTTGTTGCCCCATTAAAGGAGGTAACTTTTGTGTAAAGGCCGTTAAGGCTGCTTCTAGTACCGGTGCCGGTAAGACTTGTGTTTGATCTACTGCCATTATGCTCTAGCCTCTAAATTATTCATTACTTCATACATACGTTTTGCTCCTTCATTAACGCTTCCACCACCTGCTGCTCTAACTGCATCTGCAGTCATTACAAATTCATTTTTAGAAAGTCTAGCAGGTACATCATCTGCTCTTTCTTTTCTACCAATAGGTACAAACCCACCAGTTCTTAAATCCATTTCTCTTCCACCGAAGTCTAACATACCACCTTCTTTAAGTCCAATAATTCCACCATTAGCTGCTGCTTCAACAGGTGGTTCATAATAGTCTCCTAAATCATTTACTATTAAAGTTTCTTCAATGGTTTCTTCCGGTATATCTGCTTGTCTCATAAATTTCATTTGTAGAGTAGCTCTGTCTTGTTCATCCGCGGTCGTCGTTTCGTCGATTAGTCTTTGTTCTTCTAAGTCTGCTCGTTCATATGCATCTTGTGCATCTATCGCCGCTTCGTAAGCCACGTCACCTGTACCTAAAGTTGTTGTTGCGCCTAATGCTTTTCCTACATCTCTTGCTCCTTTAAATTTGTTTGCGCTACTAAATACACTTCCTGGATTACTTCCTAAATCTGATAATGTTTGTCTATTACCTTGTACAAAATCTGATAAAGCTGCTACTCCTTCTCTACCTACATTCTCTGCACCTTGTAAAAATCCTAAATCACCTCCTGAACCTGCTGCTTCTAAAGCTTGAGGAGTTCCTTCACCAAATCGAGCTGCAGCTTCAGCAGGATTCATTCCACCTGCACGTTCAACACCACCTCTAATTCCCATTCCTGATTCACCACCTTGTGTAACAGCATCAGCACCTAAATATCCAAGACCACCTGATAATGCTGTAGACATTAAATTTATATCATCTATTTCACCAGTTGCACTTTCATCAGCTGCAATTTGTCCAGCAGTATTTAATCCCATTGCTGACATTGCCCTTAAGTATGGTGCCATTCCTGGTGGTAACATAAGTGTACCAATACCAGCTGCATAAGGTGCTAAGAATCTTAATTCGTTTGGTAGTAATTTATTAGTAATCTTTGCAAAAGGTTTAGTTACAACTTCTGCTGCTTTTTTAAATGGTTTGGTTACTTTACTGAAAAATCCCATAGTTTCTTTTTATATTGTTGGTGTTAAAGCAAGTACGCAACACTTGTAAATAGGCGAGTATCTTACAATTTACTAGGTTTTTATACATTCGTCAATCGCTGATATTAAAGTCAGCGCCTATTTTTATCTCTTCTACAGTCACATTTACGTCTCTTCTTATATGTTCTGCCTTAGTATCTGTACTAGCATTTTGCACATCTGCTAATGCTTCTGCGTCAGACATATATTCTTGACCTGTTTCTGTATTAGTTAATGTTACTTCACATTTAGGTGTAATTACTGGTACTCTTTTACCATTAATTGTCTCATACCTAACTGAAGCTTCTGTTTCTATAAACGGCATTATCGATCCTCTCTGTTTATTTCTAATATAGATGCAATAACATCTACATTACCACTACTTGCTTGTACCTTTAATATCTCACTTTCTAACATAATTAAAGGTTCACTTAATACTTGTTCTTTTTGATTAGCAGATAAATCAATATCATTATCTACTACAAATGCTGTGCCTGCTGCATTTGTTAATGTTGCTTTAACAACTGCTGCACCACCATTGTCTTCTGCTACTAATAAAGATTTTACAATAGCTCTAGAGTTAGAGGGTACTGTATACAAAGTTGTATTGTCAGTATTAGTTAAACTTACTTTATCATTTCTATATATATTTGCCATTTTATCCTAATCCAAAAAAAGTATATCTTTCTGAGTCCTCTTTTAGTTGTGTTAAGTATGTAGAGTTTAACTGTTCAATAATTGTAGTTAACGCTCTGTTAATTTGTCTTTGATTATCTTCACTATATTCTTTTTTAGGTTCTGGTAATCTTACTACTACTTTAGTCATTAGCCTCTCCTTCCATCTGGTTGTATATCTACTTGGAATGTACCAAATCTCCAAGATTCACCTACGCCAATATTTTCTATCTTTATATTTGCATATCGTCCTCTTGCTCTTGTGTCAACTTTTAAAGTGTCTGATGTAATAGTAAAAGGACTTAAAGCTGTTTCTATATCATCTTGTGCAGGAAAATCTTTTATAGATAAAGTTACTTGGTTGTTACCTGTTAATACTTTAAAGTTAGGTAAGAATCTTCTAAGGGCTAAAAATACTTCTGCCTGATCTTTTTGTAATGAAAAACTAAATGATTGTATGAAAGATGTTAATGTAGTTACACTACCATCTGGATTAACTTGATCGGTTCCCGATTCGTGTTCGAACAATACGCTTTGACCTAATCCTGTTTCACCACTTATGACAGGAAAAGTTCCTGTGTTAGAACTATTAAATGCTGTTGCATAGGGTTTAGGATATACTAACGAATCAATCCAAGTTGTTCTTATAGAATTTGTATTTGTACCCGTGTACCAATTACCCATTGGAGTATTTTGTCCTGTTTCTCCATAATTATAAACTACATATCTATTATTAAATTCTGAACCAGAAGATGGATACCACCAAACAACTTCTGTAAATAGATTATTAATACCAGCGTTTACTTGTTGGCCTTTAGTTGTATCTACATCATCGTAAACATAATCTTCTACACTACAAGGTAATGTGTTAACGGTACCATCAAACGAGAAGAAACCATTATTACCCATCCAGTAAGCTACACCATCAATTTCAATAGCTGCATTCTTACCTATCAATCCACAGTTCGTACCAACTTGTTCAAATCCAAATGTAAATGGTGCACCTACAAATTTCATTGTATATAAAGCATTATCAGTCCACACTAGAATGTTTTCTTTTGCAACCAAAGCTCCCATAATTTTTGTACCATCTTGTAATCTTTGTGTACCCGCTGTGTTAGTTGCTTCTGGTGTATATGCATTTATATTTTCGTCTTCAGAAAATCTTACAAACATATCATCTTGTGTAGATGGTGTGCCTATCGTTACTTCAGTTCCAAAATGAATTAAGTGTCTTGTTGTTGGTGAAATTAAAGTTGTTCTTGTAGCTGTAGGATTATTTGTTGTTGCAAATCCTGATGTGCTTGTAGAAGCTCTTGTTGATAATCTTGCTGCAATAGAAGAATCCCAAGTAAATGTTTTACCATTTGCAATTGTTGCAACTAATACATCACCAAAATTACTTAGTGACCAAAGTCCTGGTTCAAGTGTAATAGTTCCTGCATCAACTGCATCTCCCCATCCTGTAAATTCTGTAGCGTTTGTAACTGTGACTCCAGTATTATGTATTGCTGGTGACGTTCCTTTTTGTCCTCTAGTAATACCAGTTAGCTCTGCACCTGCTATACCTGTGTATGTTATTAACTCACTACCTACTGCAATCGTTCCTCCTGTTGCAGGAAAACCTGTAGTAGATGCTAATCTAATTTGTGTTGCTGAACCATTATTACCATTTGTATTCGCGGCCAACGCACCATCTAAAGTTGATTGAGCTGCACCTGTAATAGTACCAGCATAATTACCAACACCATAACCATAACCATAAGATTGTGCAGCAGGACCTACTACCTCAAAAGGGTCAATGGTAACTGATCCACCACTAGACGCTGAACCTGCAGTAGCTGCTTGAATAGTTAAAGTTTTAGAAGTTGGTACAGATAAAACTTGAAAGTTAGTATCATCAAAAGTAGCTGTAGTAACTCCTGTTGTACCACCAGGTAGAGTTGTTGATTTTAAACGAATAATATCTCCAACACTTATGTTGTGTGCTGCTGCGGTTGTTAAAGTTACTGTTGTTGTAGCGTTAAAAGTAAAAGTTGCACCAGTGATTGCTGTTGCAAGTGGACTCACATCAAAAAATTGTCCTTCAAAATATATAATTAAAAATTTGTCTGTACCAATGGCTACATATCTATTACCATCTTTGTCAACAAATGCGTGTTGTTTTCTAGCTACACCCACTAATGTATCTGTAAGTAATGATT